GGCATCGGTATTTCATACGGGGCAACTATGAGCCCATAGTTTTTCGTATTTATTCGTCCGAATGCTATCCAGCTCATGCGTACCTCACTTTCAGTTTCTGAAGATCTCCAAGCGCGGCATCCATCTCGGGAGCAAGCCAGCCTACGACCGCGCCAGTGTCCGTCACTATCTGACGTACACCCATCTGCGGCAGATACGTCTTCATAAGATCGAGCATCGCCGCAAGCGAGACTGTGATCGCGTTCTTCTGAGAGATGCCCGCAGTAACATCAATGTTCGCCGCGGCCTTTACAGGATCCATATCGAAATCAGTCGGAATGGCTTTCTCCATTTCCTTTTCCACGTCGTCCATGGCGTCAACAAAGCCCTCTCCGAGACCAAGTCCCA